ATAAAGTAGTACCGTTTGCCTTAATATACTACACAACTGCTGTGAACTGACAAGAAACAATGCCGATGAAGTGCGAGCGATCCTCTAGTTCTAACGGGGTTGGTCCGGAAATATCAGAAACACGAGGTGCAACGCTGAAAGTATCGGTGTAGCCAGAGGCATTCACAGATGTAAGACCGTCGATTACGGCTTCACTTAGAGAGGACAACACTGCCGTTCCAGCAGACTTGGGCACGTAGATGTTGCACTGAATGACGCCGGAGTAGTAGTCCTGGGCGGCGCCTTGGTTTTGGATGGTGGAACGATTGAAGTTCACCGTCATCAAGATGTATTTCTTGGTTTTGCCGGGTGTGGTGTAACGAACGTTGTCGTAAACCATCAGTACCGTATTGTCAGCGGCTGCAACAGCGTCAGTGACTGCTTTTTCGAAGGCCGCGCGGGCGTTTACGAGAGTCATGGCTTAGAGCTTGGTATAAGACCCAAACACACTGCTGTTGGATCCAGTTCTGACAAAAATGCGGCCAGGACGTTTGTCCCCAAAGGTTTCTTGAACCAGTGGCCCCATTTTGCCCTGAACAAAGTTTGCCACTTTTGGGGACTCCAAGGCATAACCCGCATATTCAGCGGTGTTGCCGATATAGACCGAGGGCTGACGTTTGTAATTGAACTCTGGAACAGGAAAACGAGGTTTTATCTGGCTACCCACAGGTTTTTTGCTCGTGTGGACTCGTTGGTTGCCAATGCTGCTCCAGCTGGTTTCCCCTCCTGGCTGGCGAGTTTCATAAATCTTTGACCATGGAGCGTGATCCTCGCGCTTGTCCTCAGCGCGGACTTTTTGGGTTGATGCCTTCCAACTGGATGCGAAGAATCCGGTGTCCACGGGGCTGTTTTCTTTTGTGCTCAAACCTTCAACGGTCAGCTGAATAAGGGCGTTGTAATCACGATTTATTTGACGTTCCAGGTCGGTGACGATTTGGCCAAGACCTTTTTTCTTAGCCATCAGAACCTCACTTGGATGGTGAAGAAATACTCTTGATCACCTTTGAAGGTCCGGATGTCTGTGATCTGAGCAACGCGGTTAGATCCGGCGTATTTCAAAGTCACCGTGTCTTCAAAGGTGGGTTGGTTGTCCCCAATCAGATCTGGAGTGATGTAGAGCTTGGCTTTGCGCTCTTCACGGCCTTCTTCCTCCTCAGAATCAACAAACTCGATTGGTGCGTCAAACGAGTAAGCCGTGTCCGTCGTTGTCAGCGCTCCAGTGCTTGTGTTGTAGGTCGGAGATGCCTTGCGGGTGTACGTGATCGTGTGATCAAACGACTTGCCTAAGTCAGCAACAACCTGCTTAGCAACGTTCTTGAAAAGCGTGTCGAGTTGACCAGCCATCTCAACCCCTCACAACGCGGACAGAATAC